CAGCTAAACTATACGTTCAAGCATTAGGAGGATTTGGTGCAAACGGATTAGGAGCAAATGGTGTAAACAATATGGGAACTCAATGGTGGAACAATGGTTCACTAACTGTAAATGGAGTTAAAATATTTGTATGTCCTGGAATGTCAGACAACAAAATGTATGTTGCACAACGTTCTAATCTTTATTTCGGAACTGGGTTATTAAACTCAACTCAAGAGGTTAAGGTTTTAGATATGGCAGATTTGGATGCTTCTAATAATGTTAGAATGGTAATGAGATTTACTTCAGCAGTACAATTTGGTATTGCTTCTGATTTAGTAGAATACGCTTAAAATTAATAATTAATCAATAGAAAAGGGTAGGTGGGTTTTATCTGCTTACCCTTTTTTTTATAAAATCATAAAAACAAATGGCTTGTACATTAACAACGGGTAGAAAACTACCTTGTAAAAGTGCTTTCGGAGGAATAAAAAAAGTTTTTTTCGCAGACTTCGGAAATGCAGATATTGGAACTATAACAGTAGGAGCAACTGGAACTGCTACTTTTGATGGAACTCCAACTTGGTATGAATATGATGTAAAAGGTACTTCATCTTTAGAAACTACTGTAACAAGTAGTAGAGATACTGGAACAACTTTTTATACTCAAACTTTAAATCTTACATTAACTTATTTGGATTCAGAAACTCAACAAGAATTACAAATACTTGCAGTAGGTAGACCATATATTGTAGTTGAGGATTACTATGGTAATAGCTTCTTATGTGGAGCAGAAAATGGAGCAGAATGCACATCTGGAACTGTTTCAACTGGGGCAGCAGCTGGAGATATGAGTGGATTCACTATGGTTTTTGAAGCAATGGAAGAAACTGCACCTTACTTTTTAGCAGCACCAGTAGTTGGAGATGCAGAACAGATTGACCCAACTGCATAATATATTTATTTAGTTAAAATTAGAGCATCCTTAACGGGGTGCTTTTTTTTTGCTTATCCATTTTACAAATTAGCAGTTTTATTTCGTTATATATATAATGATTATACTTACAACATCTGCAACTGCACAAAGCCTATCTGTGATACCTCGAAGTTATTTAGGTACTTTCACTATGGCAATAAGAGATGATAGCACAAACGTAACAGTAGACTATCAAATAACATCAGCAATTACATCGGGAAACTATCTTAATTTTAATATTACCTTTGCACCAGTTTTAGTGGAGAATCATTTTTACGATATTGAATTATATACGGATTCAAATAAAACGGATAGCATTTATAAAGATAGAATATTCTGTACTGACCAAAATATAGACCAATCAAATAATGATTATTATAATTTAAACGATGGTCAATTTACAACATACAATGGTTACGATAATACTTATATAGTAATATGAAAAGACAAAGAAATAGTAAAGGACAATTTACAAAGGCATCTAAAGTTTCAGAATTTGGTTTTGTTAATTTAAGCACTTACACAAGTCCCGAAATTAAAGAGGTAAATGGTAATGATTGGATTGAATATGGTGCTGATAATAACTACTTTCAATTTCTAATTGATAGATACAATGGATCTCCTACTAACAACGCTGCTATTAATGGCATTAGCCAAGCTATTTATGGAAAAGGATTAAATGCTACTGATTCAAATAGAAAACCTAATGAGTATGCTCAAATGGTTTCTTTATTTAAAAAGGATGTAGTAAGAAGATTGTGTTATGATTTAAAACTAATGGGACAATGTGCTATTCAAGTTATATATTCTAAAGATAGAAGCAAGATAGTCCAATTAGAGCATATGCCTATTGAAACATTAAGAGCAGAAAAGTGTAATGAAGATGGAGAAATACCAGCTTATTATTATTTTAATGATTGGGCAAATATAAAAAGAACAGATGAACCATTAAGAATACCAGCTTATGGTATGTCAAAAGAGGGGATTGAGATATATTACATAAAACCATATAAGAGTGGTTTCTATTATTACAGTCCAGTTGATTATCAAGGTGGTTTACAATACGCAGAGTTAGAGGAAGAAGTATCCAATTACCACCTCAACAATATAATGAATGGTTTAAGTCCATCGATGTTAATTAACTTCAACAACGGAACTCCTAACCAACAAGAAAGACAATTAATAGAAAATAAGATTGCAGAGAAGTTTAGTGGAACAAGTAATGCTGGGAAATTCATACTTGCTTTTAATGACAATAAAGAATCACAAGCAGAGATAACACCAGTACAATTATCAGATGCACATAACCAATACCAATTTTTAAGTGAGGAAAGCACATCTAAAATTATGGTAGCACATAGGATAGTTAGTCCAATGCTATTAGGTATAAAAGATGGAAGTGGATTAGGTAACAATGCAGAGGAGATTAAGACTGCATCTCTTTTAATGGATAACACAGTTATAAGACCATTTCAAGAACTTTTAATAGATTGCTTTGACCATATACTTGCATACAACGAAATTAGCTTAAATCTATACTTTACAACGTTACAACCATTAGAGTTTACAGAGGTAGATAAGGAATTACAAGATGATGAAACTATTGAGGAGGAAACTGGTGTTGAAATGTCTAAGGATGATAAAAATGATTTAACAGATGAGATGGCATCATTAATTTTAGAAAACTTAAAATACGAAACAATATCTGATGAATATGAGTTGGTTGATACAAGAGAAATATCAGATGACAATCAGAGTATTGAGGATTGGGTAAATTCTAAAATAAAAAAGAAACTATCAAGAATACAAAAGTTTGCTGATTTTATTAAATCAAAGCCAAATGGAGAAAGTAAGTTAGATAAATCATTTTATAAGATTAGATACACATACCAAGAAAGAAAATCATCTGCAAATAGTAGAGATTTTTGTAAAACAATGATGGGTAGAACATCAAAGGGTGTTGTGTATAGAAAAGAAGATATTGATAATGCTTCCTTTCAAGGTGTAAATAATGATTTTGGGCATAAAGGTCAGAATTATTCGCTATTTAAATATAAGGGGGGTATATACTGTGGACATTACTGGCAAGAGGAACTTTATAGAATGAAAAGCGAAACTGAAAAATATATATCAAGAGGTAAAGATGTTGATTCAATACCAAACAAATACGAACCAAAAGGTAAACAGTATCAAGATGCTAAAGAAGCACCTATTGATATGCCGAACAGAGGAGCATACCCAAACTAAGAAACTATGGCAACAGTATTATTTATAAATAGAACGGATTTAGTAAGAAACTCGATACTTGATGGGAATGTAGATACTGATAAATTTGTTCAGTTCATTAAGATTGCACAAGAGATAGATGTACAACAGATTCTTGGTACAAAAATGTATGATGGATTAAGTGCTGCAATACCAAATATAGATCTACCAGAAAATGCAAGATGGAAAACAATTTTAGATGACTTTGTTGTACCTATGTTAATATGGTATGCTCAATCTAATTACTATCCATTTGCTGCATATCAAATTAAGAATGGTGGAGTATTTAAGCATACATCAGAAAACGCTCAATCAGTAGATAAAAACGAAATAGATTTTTTAGTTGAAAAGGCAAGAACAAATGCAGAATGGTATTCAAGACGATTTATAGATTTTATGTCTTTTAACCAAACTACATATCCCGAATATACAAACAACATAAATGATGATATTTATCCATCATACGATGCAACTTTTAATGGATGGGTACTTTGATTGATAAACCAGTTAAGAGGGTTACAAAACCGAAAGAAAAGAATATTGAAAAGTTAAAACTCTTTTTAGAAAAGGTAAAAAATAAAATAAAATAATGGCAAACGAAATATACTTAAAGTCTTGGTGGGGAAAAGGTGCTTGTAATGATGTAGGATGGGGAATTGTTTATCAGCAATATGCTGGGTGTAGTGATATACCAGCTTTAATATTAGATTTACAAGCAAGAGCAGATTATTTCGAGAATGAAATTTGTACAACTGCAACATTAACTGCAATAGAAAATATACAATAATATGGCAAACTTATTAGAAAAGGCTTCGATAATCCTTACACCAACTGCTTACGATGATGGAAAGGTTTTAGCTATAAAGCCAAGTGAAGCACCTTATGGGGATTTTGACTTTACAAGAAATTCAAGTGCTACAAGAGTTAATGCTCAAGGTCTTATTGAGGATGTACAAATACTATCAAGTAATTTAGTACAGAACGGAGATTTTTCAGAGATAGGTTCAGAGGAAGTTACTAATGGTTCTTTTAGTCAAGAGAGTTCGGAATTAATTACCAATGGAGATTTTGCAACAGATAGTGATTGGACTTTAACACAAGCTACAATATCAAACGGAGCTGCCACATTTACAACAACAGATGGCAGTTTTGCTGGTATAAGGCAAAACGTATTTACAATAGGTAAAACTTATTTAATATCACTTGAAGTTTCTAACTTAATAGGAACTGCTGAAGTAAATACAAATGGAGGCACATCTATTGGTTTAGACATAACAAG